CCACGAAGAGCCAATTCTTGTTTTCTTAAACTAACAAGAGGATCTTCTTGTGGTGGAGGTGTAAGTGCTTGTGCGTATTGCTCTTGCACTTCGGCTGCAATTTCTGCTGCTCTTGATGCAATTTGGTCTGCTATCTGCTTTTGCATGTTAGGGTCTTGTTGCATCATCATTTGTTGTTCTGGTGGTATTGTTGCCATGATTTCTTGTTGTGCAGTTATTTCTGACATCATAGCTATATGCTCGGATATATGACCTTGCAATGTCATAAGTATTGACGCATTTGATTGTGCCACAGGAGTAGAAATCATAGCCAGATGCGCTGATATATGTGCCTGATGATTTTGTTCTGGAAAAGCAGTTAAAACTCCTAATCTCAATGCTTCCTGATTTTCTTTTGCTGGGTTCATGGGCATTGGTTGTGGGGGAGGCTGCAACACTTGGTCTATATTTGTAACACCTAACGCTTCGTACATCTTACGATAGGCTTGGTACATACCATTCTGCCCATGAATTTCTGGATTGCTTTGAGCCAATTGCAATTGAGTTTGTGCCAAAGCAATACGTTGTGACATAGAAAATATGTTAGGATCAGATACTGGTAATATATCTACTCGATCATCAAAATCAGTTTGTTTTATTTCTGGTGGCGCACCTGGTACTTGATAAGGATACATAGGAACACCCATAGAAAATACACGAGCTAACAACTTAAACTCTATCTTCTGCGAATAATGAAGACGTTTATGAATAGCTGACATAACCTTCGTGCCACGCTCCATAATAGCCATAGTTGTACCAACAGGAGCGTTGCCTTGCATTTCACCAACTTTCATATCAGCCATAGATGCAAAACGTCTGCCAGAATCAATTAATGTTCCCATAAGAGAGTATAATGTCTGTGATGGTTCTTTAAATGGTAGTGGCATGATGGCTTGTCTTAGATCACCACCGACCATATCCACATCTCTAAACTCGCCAGGATTAAGAGGTGTTTCGTCATCTCTTATTCTAGCTCCTCTAGCCTTAAACCCTGCTGGAAGATTAGATAATGTACCAGCATCTATTAATTGTCTAAGTATTGATGTTGAAGCTCTGGAAAGGCCACCTATAGTATGTGTGAGACCAAAGCCATAAAACCCAAGACCAGGTAAGAACTTATAATGAACAAAATAAGGCACTTTCCTACGGAGTGGATCGTTTTCATTGAAATTCCTCTTGATTGATAAGACATCCCCAGTGTCCTCCATGATTGTGACGATATAGGGCATCTTCAATCCTGTCGGTTCACCATCAGCTCCAATATCTTCAAACCCCTCAATATCCAAATCTGTGTGAACTTCATAAATCATCATCTCTTCGTTCTGTGAAGAACTACTTGTAATACCCTCTATCTCATTAATTGTATCCTTCACATCATTCGTGCCATCTGAATCAGCACCAGAACTAGGAAGGTCTATATCTTTGTAAAATCCTGATAATTGTAATTTTTTAATTTCATTTTTGTCCATACGAATGCAGTGAGTTATTCTCGTAGCAGTTGCCAAGTCTGTTGCGCTGTACGGAACAATTAAGTCCTCAGAATGCACAAACTTACTTACTGCTCTTTGCATTGTTGGATCAAAGTAAACTTTTTTAAATGCTGAACCTACGATTGGAAGATAAAATAACATCTGATCTAATTCAGGATCGTATTCTTCCATTTCATAAGTTATTTGATAATTCATATAATTTTTAACACGCTCTGCTTGAGCTGTTGTTTCTGGAGTTTCTGCTCCAATAATTGAAGTTTTGACAGGTCCTCCAGCGGGTAGCATTTCACGATATGCTTGTGCTTGAAACTGTGTAACGGATTCAGCAAGTAATGGATGTACTATTCCAGATGCACCCTCGAAAGGTTCTGATCTGTCTTCATAGCTCATACCAAGAAGTTCTAGTCCGCCTTTGTATTGTTCTTCCCAATCACTTCTTGAATTAGTGTCATCTTCTATATTGCCTATAATCTCATTGGATATTTCTGACAATACATCTTCGTCAATATGTTCTGCTAGGTTTGCGTCAAACGGGATAGCTATTGGAGTTTCTGCTTCCATCTCCATCTCACCAACAATCGCTGATCCATCGTCTAATTCTGTCACACCTTCTACCAAAGCCTCTGGAGGTAGTTTGACTAAATTAGCTTCTAGTTCTGGAGCGACAGCATCTGCTATGCCATTTATATTTTCAATTGCCATTTTAAATCCTAACTAATTGTGTAACCGCCACCTTTGATTGCTGCACCCATACCACGACATGACATCTTGCCACCTTTGACGGAACCACCGCCACCGTATTTCTCAACTTTGCCGCCTTTTGCCATCATTTTGAAATCTTCACCAGATATTTTACCATCTTTATTTTTATCTAGTTTTTTTTGATTACCTATAAGTTTTTTATTTTTTTCATTTGTTTTAGCAACATTTCTACTAAACTCTTTATCTAAAGATTCTGTTTTATCTGCGTTTAAACTCTTGGGTCTTGATTTAGGCATTGGAACATCTCCACCTGACCTCATACCTTTTGCTTGAACTTTTTTTATTGCTTCCATTAAACCGCCCTTTCTCATTTTTTTTATTACTCCACCAAATCTTTTACCAAACATCTTGGCAAAGTCAGATTCAAACTTATCGGCTATTTTTTTAGTTTGATCTTTTGATAACGACTCACCTTTTCCAAACACATTACCTTGTTCTTCTATCGCTCTAATCGCTGCTTCCATTTCCGCCTGACTTAACTTTGCCCCACCGTCTTGCATCTTCTGTATTACTTTACCACCAAATCTAGCTTTCATAATATCATTCCTTTGTATTCCAAATGCACCAGGCTTTTTAATTGAGTTACTTTTAGTGCTTAGTTTAACAGGTTTAGTTCTTATCTTACGAGGCTTTTTAGCTCTCTTCATCAATTGAGCTAAATCTTTTTCAGATTGAGAATCCAAAGACATAGCCATGTTGACCCCAGATAATTTATCTTTGCTTTTACTCACATTACCACCTAATCTTAATAATTTAATCTGTTTCATTTTAGTTGTGTCTATGGTTTTGACTTTCGGCTCTATCTTTTTTGTCTTAGGAGTAACGCCAGTTCCAAAGTTTTTGCCAGGCACAGGCTGACCACGCCTTGCTAATTCTTGATAAGTTCTAATTCTATCAGCTTCGTCTGACACTACCTAACTCCTTTGAACTTTCCACCTCTGCCTGGTACTACACCGCCCATGTTCATCTTCATAGGCTTGACTTTACCACCGTCCATCATACCAACGGGCATAGCTTTGGTTGTGTCCATTACTTCTCCACCCATTTCTTTTCCCTGCACTCTACCTAATTTTTTAGCAATATCTTGTAAATCTTTTGGAAGAGAATCTATACTTGGATTTTTAATTATTTCCATAAGTTTATTTATGTCTGTATTTGAAACTGCTTTGGAAAGATTTTTTTGCAATCTTTTGGTCATTAGTAATACTCCATTTTTTTTCTATATCCTGGTTCAAACTCTTCATCGTCAGGTGTGGATATAAAACCACCTTGTCTGAATCTTAGTATAGCTTGTGTCATTGAATCTGCCAAGTCATCAAAATCTCCATGTGGAAAACTAGCACATTCTTCAACAACCTCCTCTGCAAAATTAGCATCTGGTCTCCACACCATACCACTTTCAAACACAGGTGCGCAAGCATTCATCCTTGCAAACTTATCAGCACCTTTGCTCGGTGTAAAGGGTGTAACAGGAATACCCATACGTCTTAACTCTTGTGTTAAAGGTGTACCACTCGCTTTTTGCTCTATCAATATCATATCTGGATCGTAAGCCTCATTTAATTCTTGTGCTTTTAATTTTAATTCTGGAAAATCCCATCTACCTTTCTCTGCATCAAGTAAAATAATTGCATCACCCTCACCTTCTACTGGAGTAAATATCCCCCAAGTAGTAATAGCACTAAAGTCAGCACGATCATTTTTACTGAAAGCGGTATCGTATGATTGTATGATGTACGAACACGGAGGTGGTTCACTATTATCCCAAACATTCCACCACTCCCTTTTGATAATTGCACCTTCTTCAGCAGTAGGATTCTGCATATATTGTGCATTCCACTTAGCTACAGGAATTGACGCTTTTACTCCATCTAACTCCTCTCGACTCCAATATTCGGGCCATAATACATTATCGGTATCTGGAAATATAGCAGGAAACTCAACGACTTCCCATCTATCCGCACCTCCTTCAGCTTGCTTGGATATAACTCTCGCTGTCAGGTCTTTAATACCCCATCTGGTCATAACAATGATGATTGAACCACCTGGTTGCAATCTTTGTCGAGGTCCTGACGTATACCATTCGTAAATACTGTCCAAAGCTGTCGGACTCAACGCATCTTGCTCTGATACTGGATCATCAATGATACATAAATCAGCACCACGACCAGCTAAAGCACCACCAACTCCAACAGCGTAATATTCTCCACCACCATTCGTTGACCATCTACCAGCAGCCTTCGCATCACTAGCTAACTTTATATCAGGAAATATTTCTCTGAAGTCATCACTATCAATTAAGTTTTTTACCTTACGACCAAAACCCACAGCTAGTTCTGCCGTGTGTGTCGCTTGTATTATCTTCAAATCAGGTCGTCTGCCCATGAGCCATGCAGGAAACAAGTAACTCGCAAACTCTGATTTCGTATGTCTAGGTGGCATATTGACAATCAAACGCTTGATCTTACCGTCAGCTACCTTCTGCAACTTGTCTGCATAAATCTTGTGATGTTTGCCTTCAATGAAGGTGGGCCAAATCTTTTTTACAAACTTCAAGTAATTGTCTTGACTGGTTTTTTGCTCTTCTAAAACTTTAAGACGATCAAGAAGCGGAGTAATCTTAGATATTTCATCATCACTAAGATACTCTGCAAATTGTGATGCTGTTAAAGATTGTTCCATTATGCTGTCGCTAAAAATCTATCCAATGCTTGATCCACTCTGCCACCATTTGCAAAAGTTGCAACTCCACCTTTTTTCATAGACTTAGGAGCAGCAACACCTGTCAACATCTCAATTAACTTATTTATATCACCTGTGTTAAAGCTAGATGGAACGAAATCATCTACATTACTTGTGAATGGTGAGTCAACAACTGTAGGAACTGGCTCTGGTACAGGTGTAGGCACACCACCGCCTATTACGTTTGGTGGCTTGTCCTCTTCTTCTTTCTCTTCTTCTTTTGCTTTTTTCTTTAAGATAAATGGATTGTCGTTTTCATTTGAACTTGTATCAGTAGCATTAAAATCCATACCACTTTGAACAGCACCTGTTCTTGGATTTCTTGATCCAGTTATATTGCCATCTCTATCAACTATAGGATCGTATAAACCAGATATTAAATCAGCAGCAACTTTATCCCTTGCTGTCCTCTCAACAAAACTCAACATATTGTTTACTACGCCAGGTTGCATACCTAACAGATCCATCGTTGTAGGTGCATTGTAAAAACTTTCAATTTGACCTATTGGCGTTCCACTATATGGCTTGCCAACTTGCTCTTCAAAACCTGGCGGTGCAGGTGATGTGTTTACACTCGATATGCCTGTGCTGTCGCTTACAGGTTCATCATCTCTTGTATCTGTTGAGATAGATGGCACATCAGATGTGTAAGCATCGTCTATATTTTCTTTTGAACCAAAACCAATGTTGCTAAATCCACTAGGAACTTCAGGTCCTATCGTTTGTGCCATATCACTGATTTGTAGACTTGTTGGATCGAAAACATCTGGGCTAAAACTTGTTCTTCCTCCAGAAATAACACCTGATTTAGCTAGACTTTGTGCTACTTGTGATTGTAAATCAGTCTTTTGATTCATAGCACCTAATATATCACTTATACTCCTTGAAGGAACTGCATCTTTTATAGCAGCTTCAACAACAGAGTCAGTCGTTGGAGCAGTTGTTGTTGCAGCAGGAGCTACATCTCTCGAACTCATAAGACCTGTGAAGTCAGAAGGATTAATACTTAAATCTAAATCTGCTGGAGCCGTGTCTCTTGAACTCATTAATCCTGTAAAGTCAGCAGGATTAACAGTCGCAGAAGGTGCAAGTGATGCTACATCTAATCCTGTTGTTACATCTATTCCAGTGGGTGCGCCAAAAACAGTGTCAGAAACTAAAGAATCAACTTCTTTGCTAAATTGTTGTTGAGCAGCAGGAGTTAAACTGTTGTTCTTATCGTAAAAAGAATCAATCATGCTAAAGTCTTTGCCAACTTTGTCTTTAGCAGCATCTCTTAGATTATCTAAGTCTATTCCTCTATTGGCAGCAGTTATCTCCATTAGATTATCTGGTCTTCCAACTGGCATAGTTGGAGCAATAGATACTGATGGAACATTAAAACCACCAAATCCAGGTCCTGCCATTTGTGTTCCAGCTTGTGGATTTGCAGTTGCACCATACATTCCTGAAACCATTGCATCCGTCATAGGTCCAAAGCCTGTCACAACACCCAATCCAAATGGATCGTCAACAATATTGCCTAATCCATAGGCTTGTGGCGAATATGCGGAAGCTATGTTTGCTGCCGCTGGTGCTTGATTCATAGCTTGATCTATAGCCATAGCATCATCCATTTGAGCTTGAGCGGCAGCCTGACCTTGCGTTGTCAGGCTATAATCTTCTGGACTCATAGTAACTGAAGGATCAAGTCCTTGAGATTGAGCAACATCTGCTGCAAATTGTGGGCTATATGATAAATTTGACTTAGGTCCTACATTGGTTATGTTTGTTAAACCTTTTCCTTGCATAAATCCTTGTGCTAAACCTTGATTACTTTGTTGTTCTTCTTCTGTTACACTTGGTTGTGTGGCTACATCAAAACTGTCTGTGTCAGGATTATACGAAAAGTCTGGATCATCGCCAACTATGCTCTCTTCATTGTTGTCACCACCATAACCTCCAGAAGCCTCTTGTGCTTCAGACACTTCAGATTCAGTTGTGCCTTCGCTTTCTTCTGCTGTTTCATAAAAACTCGGAATACCCATAGGTCCTGGCTTACCCGCACCACCTAATGCCTTTAATATCCCACCTTCTTCGGGTGTTATATACGATAACATATGATCCTGACCCATAATCTCTGTACGTCTAGGTGGAACTCCTCCACCATCAGCCATCATCATAGGTGGTTGATTCATCATAGGTGGTTGCATCATGGGCTGTTGCATCATAGGATTCATTTGTGGCTGATTCATACCCATCATGCTCATAGGCTGATTGAATATGTCAATATTCGCCATCGGATTGCCACCAATAGGAGGCATAGGGGATGACCCCATTGGAGGAATCGGGGTCATAGCCGTTGTATTTGGCATGGACTTCAAAAAACTGTTGAAATTACCCCTACTTTGGGCTGTTGTTTCAAAACTTACCTGTGGCGGTTGTGGGGGTACAGGTGGTGTACCCATATTTCCGCCTAGAGGTCCATTCGCCATGAAAATCTCCACAAAAAAACTAGTTCATGTGAAGATACTATACGATTAATTTATTTTTGACAACAGAAAGCCCATTTCTTTGTGGCTTTGCGCTAAAATCTTGGAAACTATCTGAGAATTTGCAGAAATGTCGTCTTTCATCTTCTTCATAAGAGCCTCAATCCTGTCAACATCCCATCTCGTCAACGGTTCTTCATGTTTTTTTACGTCATTGTGCAATTCATCCATCTTATCCATGTTTTTACACAAATATTTCGCTGATAAAACTACAGATATTGGAACCTGTCTCGTTCCATGCTCATAATGATTCCACATTCTATGACTCAATCCTAATTTTTGCGCCATATTTACCTGACTTATCCCTAGTTGATTGCGGTAATTTAACATTTCTTTGTTTTTTACCTTCGCATAGCTGTTTTCGTTACGCTTCATTGGCTTGTCTCCTTCAATATTTTATATTTTAATAAATCTTCCGTAAAATCAGCAACACTTCCAAACCTTACAGGCTTGTAAACACTGTCGCAGACGTTGGAAGCACATGTAGATAACAAATCATCTACGTTATCTTTGTCATATCTCATTATCTTGCGAAAAACATCAATGACATCCTTCGGATCGCTAGATTCAAAATCCCTGAATCCAGCATACTCCAGCACATATCTAGGCATATTGCCCTCCTTTGACACAATATGTAGCAATGAATACTAAAAAGCGCAAGATTTTTTTTATAAAATTTTTTTTGGGGTCGTGTTTTGAAAACATGGGGGGTTGTTTGAGGGGAACACGGTTTAGAAGATTTTGCCGTAAATTTATATAAATTTGGTGATATGGTGGGGCTATACGGCCCCGTTTTATCTAGCAAAAACAAGGACTTAGAACAATTGTTGTATCTTATATATTAACTAGCAATTGTTCGATGTTATCAATAAATTTTAGACAAAAAAATAGACCGTATAAAATCAATTATACGGTCTAGATTTAAACCTTAATTTCTAAAAGGTTTTAAGTTTATTTGATATTGATTATCTAATCCAAGCAATAAATTTGTACCACCATTGTTGGCGAATACAGCACCGTCAGAGCCATTGTTTACTTGTAATGGTATCTCATAGCCATTTAAATCATAACGTCCTTGAGAAGAGCTGTAACGATGATTGTAGTGTTGTTGATTATGAGTAATTAGAATATCACGTCCAAATTGATTAACCAATGTTGGTCTTATTTGTTCGCTTATCATTGATCTAACACGTTGTGCGGTTTGGATACCGCTAGCATCCATAATCTCTTGTGTTGTTGCACCGCCTTGTCTTCTCATTAATGAGTACGCTATTGATTGTCTAGTACGACTAGAACGGCCAATATAACTTGGCGTATCTTGTAACGCTTGTACTTGATTATGACGGTTAACAATTGAGTGTTTTTGCATGTTAGCTAAAAACATCATCCACGACCATATTTTGTCAATTTCTAACGTACCGCCATGAGATCTAAATTCTACAGTTTCGTAATCGTCCCAATGATTAAGGTTGATTGCTGAAAATTTACCTCCCATTGAAATTACTCTTCTTAATTTCTGCCAAGTAACCTCAGTGTTTTTAATCGTTAATGGATTGCTAGGTTTTTTACAAAAATAACCATTTTTTTGGCCTGCTCTTCTCATTGCCTCAACAGCATAACCACCGTTATCAATTCTAGACGGTGCTAAGAATGAGTTAAACTGTATAAGGTTTTTACTTACCCTATAAGCAACATCTTTAACAATTTCTAAAGGTATTGCATTACCAAAATAATCTGTTCCATTACGACTAGGTAAAGGTTGGTTGGTTCTTGCAGTGTGTTCAATTGATTTGTCGTGAAATTCATTAGGATCAATTGTTATTGGACGTCTAGATAAATGAACGTGTACTGATGTAGTCCAATTGACGGTGGCGCCGCGATCGTTCAATTGTTCGAGTACTGATTTTAAATAATTATATGATTTTTGTGAATTACTTAAAATTGGTAATCTTGCCTCACCGTCTACACGCGATCCATCGTAAACATATTCTAAACCTTTTATCTTATTTGAACCTAAACCGTTATTATGTCTATTCATCTCAGTATAGGTTCTTGTATTAAATTCAGGTTCTACACCAAA